GGTCATGCAGCTCATCAAACAATACCTGGATATAAAGATTGTAAGCCAGAGATAGAAGCATTTAAATGGTTTGATAATATTAATATTCCTGTGCATGGTTATTGTGATTTAAAAGGTAAAGTAATTATTGAAGATAAATGTAAGTTTCCAAAAAGAGGTAGAGTAAAAAAAGATGGCACTAGGTCTTGGCTAACTAATAAACTACCAGAATCTGTAGAACCTTATAATTTTTTACAAATAGATTTTTATTATTCTGTATTTAAATTGCCTATATATATTTGCTATATCAATGAGGAGTCTTACAAAGTATTTAGTGCAGATAATTGTGATGACTTAAAACCAGAAAATATAGAAAAAAGAATACCGAAGATAATACAAAGATGTAAGATTAGACAAAACTTAATGAAGTTAAGTACAGATCCTAATGTTGTAAAAGATTATATTCAACCACAATTTGACCATTACTTTTGGCGAAACGAAATGGAAGAAGATTATCTTGCAGATGCTATTAAATTTTGGGATACTTAATTACCAATCAAATTTTTTTTCTTCTTTTAATTGTTGCTCTACACTATCTAAAACTTTTTTCTGCAACTCATCATCTTCTTTCATACATTGATAATGAGCATGACCTCCACCATAAAACGAAACAAAACTATCAGTATTAATTAATTCTTTATGGCAATATTTACATACACCAACTACTAAAATTCTATTTTTTGTTTTGTTCCATGTTTTTTTTGCCATTTCTAAATATCAATATCATTAATGGTTTTAAATATCCAAGAGCATTTGGGTCATCTTCTGTGCCATCATCATGTCCAAAATGAAAACCTTTTACTGGTTTTCGTAAAAATCTTATTTCACAATTAGGATTATGATAACAATAATCATGAAAATATTTTGTATGTGTTGATGCTGGTAATAAAAAAACACCAATAAAATTATCTGTATTGTATGCTTTTTCTACAAACTTACCTATTTTACCATCGAACATTGGGTGTATATAAGCAATTTCCCCTGACCAATCTTTAGTCAAACAATCATCTCCAATCGTATAATATCTTGGTAATAAATGATTTTGATCTGAGGCACAACAATCAATAGTAAAATTAAATTCTTTAGACAATTGTTGCCAGATGTCTTTAGGGGTTCTTAAATATTTAAATTGTTTATTATATATAAATCTGTTTTCGTCAGACCTAAAATTTTTTTTAGGTTCTTGCATAGTTAGGTCGTTTGCCTTTTCTAGGTCTTCTCTCTGCTTTTTTCTTTCTTGATACAGCAGCTCTCCTTTGTGAAGGACTCATGGATCTAGCTTTTGCAGCTGGTACACATTTGGGATAGTTTCTTCTTTTTTCTCCTTTTGATCTACCACATTTAGGAAAAGAACCATCTGATCTTGGATTTGCTATATCAACCCAGTTAGCTCTTACCCATGATCTTAAACCTTTTGACATTATCTTTTTCTTTTTTTAGCTTTTTTTTTCTTTCGACCACCAGGAACTATTTTACCAGAGCAAACAGCACTAGCATACATGTTAGCGTATGCACTGGGATATACCTTGAACTTACGCTTTGCTGCAGCTTTACCTCTTGCACATAATTTTGCCATTACTCAAACTCCTTTAATATTTTTATTTTTTCTTCTGCGTTTGCAATTTTTTCAATCATTTTATCTACCTCATCAATATGTTGTGGGTGTTCTCCTATTCCAACACTATTGTTAAAATAAATTTTTATAGTGGCATCAGCATGAGATATTTCTGCTTGATACCTTTTTTCTAAAGCATCAATAATTAATTGTTTCATCCTGAGTGTCTTTTTTGTACCATAAATTTAGCTGTCTTAACAGCACCTTTATGTGGCTTGTATGCACCTTTCATAAGTTTATATGAATTACCTTTTTTCATCCAATGAAACCCTTTGGGTGCTTTAACTGTTTTCATCATACTTTTCTTTTTTTCTTTTTTCTAAGTGCTTTAAAATCAGCACCAGTTATTTGATCAAATGGAGCAGCCATTTTTGCTATCTTCATTTGTTTTTTACTATATTTTTTATTTTTACCTTTTGGCATATTTTCTCCTATAATTAAACCCTCCAACCATACCCAACCATAAAAATGATTACACCTAATATTAATATTTGCTTTTCATTTTTTTATTTTTTTTCTTTTTCTTTTTTTTCTTTTTCATTCCACTATGTTTTGGCATGATTATCTCCTATTGTTTGATTGTTTTTTTCTACCCATATAATGATCACTAGGTTCATAGTTCCATCGTTTACCATGATGTCCTCTTATATCTGCGTAAAACATTCTAGCTCTCACTATAAATTTTATAATAGACCTCACCATTTTTTGCAAGACCAATATCTGGCAGAGAATATATCTTTAGCACTAGCACATCGGTGTCTTGCTCTAAAGCTCTTTCTAGCTGCTGGGTTGTTTTTTCTTATTTTCATATTGGCATCGCCATATCTAATGATCTTTTCTTTACCACCTTTACAGGCTTTGACTACAAATTTTTTACCACCTTGTATTTGTCGTCTAGGTGTATTGCATTTCATTTTAGATTTGTCTATCGCCATCGTCTAATGTAACTCCATTAAAATATTTATAATCATATTCTTTTATTCTGCAATCATGTTTTTTTTTAAGTTTTGATCTTTTTGCAAAATCAATAGCATCTTTTTCTGTGCTAAATATTTGATTTGTAAACATTTCATGTTTACCATCTCTTTTCCATAAAATACAATAAATCATGCTTTTATTTTAGGTTTTGGCATAGGAGTAATTATTTCTATACAGCCAAATTTAGAGTATATTTGATATTTATTAGTTTCTAATCTACCTATCTCTTTAGTCTTATCTAGTGATTTTTGGTAGCCATCTAATAAGCAATCGTAATAAGTGTTATAAACTTTAGGGTATGTGTATGGTTCTAAGCAAGTGTTGGCTAGAGTGCTGCACATAACAATTGTAAGCATTATTTTCATTTATCATCCTTTTTCTCCTCCAACTCTTTGATTCTGTTATTTGCGTCTTCAAGGTCTTTGGTCAAATGTTCTAATTTTTGTAAACATCTTTTATTTGCAGAATCTTTAGATTTACCTGCATCTTGCAATTCTGCAACTTCTTGTTTTAAAATACGAACCTGATCTTTGTATTCGTTTATTATATCTATATTATCAGACATTACTTCTTTTTAAACGTAGAAACACCCTTAATACCTAGAATAGTCGAAAATGCCCCAACCACAAGAGCTTGATAGAACATTGGTAAATTAGAAAATTTGTCGAAAAAAATATCTATCTTTTGTTGTATGTCAGGGTCATCACTAAACACAGACCATGCTAATAAAAGCAGAGGAATTGAAATAAGCACCAAACAAAATTCATCTTTCCAATCTCCTTTGTGTGAATCAATAACAGCTTTTTTAAATTCAACCTCACCATTAGCCATTCTTTCAGCTAATTTTAATTCTGCTACAGACTCTAATTCTTTTGCTTTTCTTCTATTAGATGCAATAGACATACCAGTTTTAATAATACCTGGAACTAATTTAGCAGCTATGTTTAACCACATAATACCTCCTATGTTTTTGCAGATCGCATTTTTTGAGATAGTTTTTCTGCTCTGTTAGGTGTTTGTTTTGCCCACAAACTATCCATCATTTGAAAAGATGCTTCGCCATAATCTTCACTATCTAATGCTGACCACATCTTTTTAAATTTACCCACACCACCTATACCTAGTTGAAATACCATTTCTATTATTACTTGTTTAGCAATAAAGTTTATTGATCTTTCACCTATAAGTGATTCGGCATTTTTCAAAGCTTCTTCAAAATCATTATCAAATACTCTTTCTAGTTCTTCTCTTGTGTATTCTTTGTCATCATCCCATTGTTCAGGTTCTACACATAAGTGTCCATATCCAATGGTTTTTTTACCAAGTGAATCTTTATAAACTCTTGGCACAAAACCTTCATGTTCTTTTATTTGTTCTTTTAGTTCTTCGTACATTTCTTTTCTCCAAGTTAGCTGTAAATCTTATTCGCCATCGCCAAACAAGACCATATAGTTTTCTGCATAAACATTCTAATTTTATAAGTAAATATTCCATAGTTACACCTCATAAAATCCTTAATGTTTGCAATTATCACAAGTACAAAGATCACCATCATACCAATGTGCATGAATTTGATCGTCACAATGACAATTACAATGACAATCTTTACACTTCTTTTTTCTTTTTCTTTTTGGTGGAAAAAATATTTTATCTAAATTTTCCGATATACTATCCAAAAATTCTAAAAATTTTTTTATCATTTTAATTTTTCAATTCTCAATATTTTATTATCTGCGTCTAATTCTGCTTTTACTTTAGAACAAATATAAACTGCATTACTATTCCTAGTTGCAATTCTTTTTTTTTCTAAACATTTACTTATACTTGGAGTCCAAGTCATTTCAGTTAACTTTTGATCTACTCCAACAAACATTAACAAAGCTATAATTGTTTCCATTAGTGTGTACCATTAAGTTTTTTTTGTAACATATCTACTTGCTCTTTTAAATGATCAATATTTACTTTGTTATATCTTGATGCTTCTATTTCTTTTTCTATTGATTCTATTTGACCTGATAGATGTTCAATAAGCATATACATCTCTAAATTTTTTGGTTCTTGTTCAGCTTTTTTTAAGAGGTCTGCAGCAAAAAGGGTATCTGCTGTTTCAAGTTTAGATAGCCTTTCTTGAATTGTAAAAAAACCATACAATCCTGAACAAATTATAAAAATTAAAGCAATTAAATTTCTAATAGGTAAACTTAAATTTGTGTTTTCACTCAACCTTACTTGTTTCATAATCAACCATTATTAATTTTATACCTAATTTTTTTTGTTCTTTAGTAGGACTTCTATAAATCTTGTAAGAACCTTTAGGCTTATCTTTTAAACTTTTACCTCTATTTGTTTTTCTATAAGTAATTGTTTTAATATCAATGAGTGTTATTTTACCATCTTTATCAACGATAACAATATCAAATGGACAAGCAGGATCTACTGATTTAGCAACAAAATAACCCTCTTTGGTAAACCTAGCGATAGCTTCGTATTCAGTTGCTGTTCCTTTTATTGAAGTTTTTTTTTGTCTTTCAGAGATTAGTTTATCAGGTTTATAACCAGATTTGCTAGACTTGTCAGACTTAGTGCTGCTACGAACCATAAAATTTTATAGATGTTATTGATTCTTAAGTTTAAATGGTGCAAATGGTTATCCCTAATTACATCAATTTTGTGGTGGATTAGTTTTAACTCACCTTCGACTTTTATTATTTTCTTTTCGTTTTCTTGAGCTAAATTATCCATAATGGTTTATCTTGTTTGTTCTAATTCATCTAAAGCATCATCAGCTTCATCTCTATCTATTAATCCTTCAGTAACCATAGCATTTATAAATCTTGTTGACCATCTATAGTATTTAGGATCACCAGGTTTCAAAGCAAAACCAGTTTTAAGTAAATTAACAAATTTAGGATTTGTAAAAAGACTAGATATAATTTTTGGTGTTAATAGTATTGCAGCAGAGGGTAAAGTAAACATACCAGTTCCAAGACCTAATAATGCACCAGCTTGTGTAAGCTGAATAAATACACCACCAGGTACTCCTTCACCAACTGTTTTTTGTTGTGCAACTTTAAGAGCTTTTAATAAACCTCTAACATTAGAAAGTTCAGCAGGTGTAAATAATTCATTTAAAACAGAATCACCATATTTATTTAAATTTTTTAGTAAATAATCACCTCTTAAAGTGTCATATCTTTTTATAGATTCTGATTTAAGATCAAATAAAAAAGCACCTTTTAAACTATCTTTTAAATCTTTTTTAACAACTGGATCTTTTGTTTTGTTAATAGCTTTAAATACTTTTTTAACTGTGCTTGGTCTTTCAGGTTTTATCAAAGTTTTAAATACTTGTTCAGGATCTTCTCTAATTAATTTGTTAATTAATTTAGTATTAAATACTTCTGATCCATCTCTCCATATTTTTTGAGCTTTTGTATATGCTTCTCTAACACTTGGACTTAAATTTGATTTACCAACATCATCTAAAGTTTCAGTTATTTCTTTTGCTAAAGTAGCAGCATATCTTTGTGATTTACCAGATATTAATTCATTGGTTGATCTAGTAACTCCTAAAAATTCCGATCTCATAGAATTTGCAACTTGAAATGGTACAAAGTCATCTTTATCTAAAACAGTTCTTAATACTTTTAGAGCATCACCTTGTAATCTTTCTGTAGGTTTAGCTTCATCTAATAAACCTTGTGCAGTTTTTTTTAAATTAGTTATATTAACTCTTGCACCTCCAGAAACAACTCTTAATTTATCATCTAGTGCTTGATATGCACCTTTTGCAGCTATTTTCCATTCATCAACATTTCCAGTAATAGCTCTTTGCAATAATTCTCCATAATCACTTCTTGTTATATCTCCATAGTTTGCAATATAATCATCTAAAAATTTATTAGTTAATGTTTCAGCACCTTTTCTAGCTTTAATTAATTTTCCACCACCAAACAAAGATTTTTCAGTTACATTTTCTGCAATATCTATAAATCTATTTTCAGTTTGTAATCCAGGTGTCAATTGACCTTCTTTTAACGCAGTTGCTAATTCATCATCTAATTTTGAAACATCAGAAAATTTTTCTTTTTGTGTTTGAATTATTTGTTCAGCTTCATCAGCTTCTTTTGTAGTTTTTATTCCTCTTAATTTAATTTTACTTATTAATGCAGGAACTGCTGCACCAACAGCTTCAAATGTTGCACCTTGTGCAAAAGCTCTTAATACATCTTTTGATAATTCTTCTTTAGGATCAAATGTGGTTGATGCAATACCTGCACCTGTTGCTTGACCTACACCTGCACCTAACGATCTATATAAAGTTTGTAGTGCTGGTCTTAAAACTAATCTTGCAGCAGTTAATGTACCACCTGTCATAGCACCACCAATAGCAAAACCTACTTCTGTTGCTAGTCTAGCAAACTCTTTTGATTTTAAATAATTTTCAATAGCTTCAGTTCTTTCATTACCTTCTGCTATATCTATATCGTCAACAATACCTGGTAAAGATCGTCTTTCTGCTTTTTCTTTTTGTCTTTGAACTAAAGCACCTATTCTTTCTTTTTCTTGTTCTGTAGGAGTATCACCTGCTATTCTGACTTGTCCTAAATTTCTAACTGTAATAACTGCCATTTATCCTCCAGTTACATCATAGATACCATCATCACCTATTTTGAATTCAAATTTACTTTTTGACTTTGGTTCATATTGAGAAATATCTAAATTTTCTATTGCTCCTTTAATATCATCACCATAATTTTTTCTAGCATCATTTAAATATTTTCTTAAACTTTCTAATTTAGCTTCAAAAACTGCTTCAGTATCTGTAACTTGTGGAATTAATCTTTTTATTCTTTCAGCTTCAGCTTCACTAACTGCTGCACCAGAAATTGCTTGTGTTAAAAAAGTTGTAGTTTTATCTATATTAGCAAGAAATTTTGCATATTTTTTTCCTTTTTCAGAACCAGTAAATTTACCGATTTGTCCACCTAATCTATCAGGATCAAAACCAATACCGAATACACCACCAACAGGTTTATTTAAATCATTATATCCTTTTTCTATTTCATTTAATAAACCAACTGTGCTTTTAAGTTTTGCTCTTTCTTTAACAACACCAGCAGCAGGTTCTTTAAATGTAAATTCACCATTTGGTTTTTGTTGCACAATAGTTCCAGCAGGTAATTTGGGAAATTTTTTTTTAACTTCTTCATCTGATAAAACTCTTGTTTGTTTTTCTATTTCTGGTTCTGTTAATAAAGATTTAACAACTTCTCCTGGTGCTATAGGTAATAATTGTTTTTGTAATGTAGTAAGTTCTGGCATTTGAGATAATACTTTTAATGCTTCTTGTTGTTCTAATTGTCTGCCAAGTTGCATAAATTGATTACCAGTCTGACCAAATGCTTGTGCAGGTGCTTGACCTGATAACCCACCTAATAATCCACCTAAACCTAATTGAACTAATGGGTTGTAAGCTAAATTTCTAAATCTGTTTATACTCATTATATTAATCCTCTTGTTGTCAAATATTCTATATTAAAAGGGTTATCTACCAAATTTGTGCTACTTAATAAGCCATAGGGGGTCGTAGAATAGCCAAACTGCTGATTTGTACCCAATATACTATCAACATTATTTTTAGCATTATTATAGCTTGTTTGCAAACTTGAACTCAAAGGTTGTTGACCCATATTTAAATTAGCAAAATAATCATTTACCATAGATTGTTGAGGTGTAGCACCTGTCATACTTAAGGGTAATTGACTAATTAGTTGAGTTGCAAGTCTATCAGATTCTCCATCTCCACCTACAACACCATCATCTGAAATACTATAGTCATTTAAAAACTTATAACCTGGTGTGTCCATTAACATATTTCTAGCTTGTTCTGTTTGATATAAAGTTGTTAAAGCACCAATAGTTCCTCCCATCAATGGATTAGCTCTTACATTAGCAGCATAATTATCTAAAAAACTTGTAATGCTATCTCTTTCTTGTGGTGATACATCAACTTGAGGATCAGGGTCGCCAAAAACAGGATTAGCTTGTCTTATGGCTTGTTGTCTTAATGCTTCTTGAAAACCTGGATCAACACCACCATTTCCACCACCACCATAGCTTTGACCTCTGTTAGATTGATTTTGTGAAGAATCATAAGATCCTCCTCCATATTGAGATTGAGAATCTGTTCTTCCTCTACCAGAAGAAGTTGAGCCTCCGAAATGTCCTGGCATTTAAAACTCCTTATACAATAATTGCGATTGCAACTAAAACATATAAAACAAAAATGTGTGTTGAAGGTTTGTTTTTAATTTTAGTTTGAATATCGTAAATAATTTTATTAATTTTATCCATTATAATAGACCTCCTAATAATCCACCAAATCCTCCTACAACAGCTCCTGGTAATCCACCAACTTGTGATCCTATTAATGCACCACCTAATGCTGTACTAACTGGACTAGCTTGTACTGCCTGTGTACCTTGAGTAGTTGGAAAACCTGCTGCAATAGGTGAAACAAAACTTGAATATTGTTGTAATGCTTGTGCAGGTGCTAATTGTTGTTGTCTTTGTAAAGCCTCTAATTGTTGACCTGTTTGTAATAAAGTTGGACTTCTTTGTGCAATACCTAATTGTCTTCCTCTTTCAATTCCATATTCTTGAAACGCCAAAGGTAAAGCAGCTTGAGCAACTTGTGTTAATGCTTGTTGTTGTGCCATAGGACTTGTTGGTGTTCTACCTGCACCTGAAAATTGTTGAGCAACTTGAGTTGAAATATCTGCTGCTGTTCTTTGAATTAATGGTGAAAGAAAAGGATTTAAATATTGTCCACCAAGAGTTGCAGCTAATTGTTGATTAGCAGCATTTGCCATTGTTTCTTGTTGTGCAAGACCTGTTAAGGTTTGTTGTGTTGGAGGAACATAACCTGCTGCACCTACACCTTGACCATATAAATTTGTAGCTTCAGAAAGTATTTGTCCTAATGCTGGTTCTGCTGCTGAATAAGGTTGTACTGATTGTGCAGTTGTTTGTCCACCACCTGATGAACCTCCTCCTAAAAAACTCATGTTTTCTCCTCTTGTTTAATTTTTTTTTCTAAAACAACATGGGTTCTTTTGTACCCATAATTATTATAAACTTTTTGCCAACCTGGTCTAGCAATCAATTCCATCATTTGACAACCTTCTTCTTTTGCAAAGTCCTCAATTTTATTTATGAGGTGTTGCCACTTGTGTCTTTGTCTGCCAGTTGCAATATAAATATGACAAACTTTACCAAGTTTTCTTTGTATCAACTCTGTTACCACTACACCAAAATATTTATCTATTGTTTTCTTTTGGTTTTTATCCCAGATAATCCATACTTGAAACTTATCTTGTTTTGCAGTTTCAAAAACAAAATCTGAATCGGTAAGTTGACTTGAATATGCAAGAGCTTGTCTAATATCTTTATCTACTAAACCCCAAGCCTTATCAAGTTCTTGAGTTGGTATTCGTACTAATTCCATAAATACATTAAAAATGCTATATTGTTAAGCACTTTTTTCGTCAAATATTTCTAAATAACTAACCATGCCTTCAATTTTGTTAGCAGTAGCAACTTGTATTTTAATAATATCACCTGACTCTAAAACTAAAGGTGCAACCACTCCATTATCTGTGGTATCTGCTGCTAAGTCTTTATGATAAATTTTATATGTAGCACTAGCTGAACTATCAGTAACAGATATTTCTGTCTGTATTGCAGAGCTATCATCATTGTTTATTTGTATGCTTTTAACAATGGCAGTTCTATCTGTAGGTACAGTATAGATTGTTGTAAGATTTGTTGTACCTAATGCAAATCCTGCATTTTTATATATATTAGCCATCTTTAGGATATTTTACTTTAACTGCTTTTATAGCTTCGTAGAAATCAAAATATTTAGATTTTAGTTGTGGATCTTGATCTATTGAGTGCCATAGCATATCCAACTGATCTCCTATTTCAGGATAAGCATTTTTTCTCT